TGCGTAGACTGGCCGGTAGCTTCGAAGCGCAGCGGACCCGTTTGGCGCTCAGCTACCGGCCAATTTTCAGCAGTCGGGGACTGTCGCTGCTGACCCGTGAATTTTTGCCGGCCCAAGTCCTCGCCGGCAGAGTTTTTTCGTTTCTTAGAACGCTCGTCCAGCACCCGCAAAAGCCTGGCCGCAGCGTCGTGCATGCTCTCTCGTTCTCTCCAATTGTCTACCAAGTACATCTACCCCAACCCGCCGGCTCCCCCGGCTTAGTTGCTGCCTCTGACGGACACAGGGATAGCAAGAGGAAAGAGTCATGTCCGACACGAAGCGGGTCAAATCCGACCCGAAACGGGGCGAAAGCGTCATGAGTATCGCAGTAGGTGAGGCGTTCAAATATCTGAATGCCGGGACCAAGAAGCATTATCGCGGGGCGGGTGACACACCCACCGCAGCTCGTAACCGCGCGGCGCGGGAGGCGGGCATTTCACCGGCCCAGGCCGAAAGGATCTGGAAGCGCTGGAAGACGATGGCAAGTGTGGATGGCGATGTCTATCGCGCCCTCCGCAACAAGTACGAGTCCTTGTGTGTTCGAGTTGAAAACGCCGCCGACGCAATGGAGCAAGAGCGGCGAGAAATCGAGGAAGCCAATGAGACTGCTGGGAGCCATCGCCCGATGGCTGAGGGCATGGCGCGCTTTGCGACGCGCTCGGAAAGGGAAGTGAGGGATGAACAATGAACGCGCATTCAAAACCGCTTCGCGTCGTAGCCTTGGACGGCATCTACCAGCTTGACCAGAGCACCGGCCATTACGAGCGCCTAGAAATCTTCGAGGAAGAGCCTCGCTGGCCCTATCGAGGCGCCATCATCATATCCATCACCCTTCTAAGCTGGGCAGTCATCGGGATAGCTGCCTATGCGGCGTGGATGCATTTTGCCTGATGATCCGTATCGCGATTTCCGAAATGCCACCCTCTGCAAACGGAATGCGCGCCCACTTCATCGCTGATGGAAAGGTGCGCTCCGTCAAGAGCAAGACCTATGCAGCTTGGAAGAAGGCAGCAGCGTGGGAAATCGCAGCGGCTCGTCACCCGCGCATAGACGGGCCGTACCGGCTTTCTATAGCCGTCCAGCGCGATTGGAGAAGCAAGCGGGCCCGCGATATCGACAACATCATCAAGCCCGTCTCTGACGCCATCGTGGCCGCAGGAATAGTCAAGGATGACAGCCTTGCCGAGGAAGTGAGCGCCCGATGGGAAAACGACCTTAACGGCCCCGCAATCGTTTTCATCGTGCAGCGGGTTGAAGAAGCACTAGCCGCCTAGACGCATTCGAGGGCGCCAAGCCCGCATTGAGGGATCGAACAAACATGGAACAAATAACGCCCCAAACGCCCTGCCGTCTGCGTGCGCCGGCCCGCGCTATTTAGTAGAATAGCGTGTAACGAGCCAATTCGGAGCGACGCGCAAATGACGCCAGAGATGTTTCGCAAGCTATCTATGATCGGGCTAAGCCACGACCAGATGGCGAGCGTGCTTGAAATCTTCGAAGAAGAAGCTAACGCGCGGAAGGCGAAGGTCAAGGCTCGCGTGGATAAATGGCGCTCTAAGAACAAACAGGAAACGTTACGTAACGTTACAGAACGTTCTGAAACGTCTCTGAACGTTACTGAACGGCTCGCGCGCGTAGAAGATAATAACCTAACTAAGGATTCCTCTGGAAAGAAAGAGACAACCCCGCCAGCGGCTCGGTCGAATAGAGGGGCGAGAATCCCGGATGATTTCCGTCCCGATATAGAGGCTGCTGTCTTAGAGGGCCTTTCAAGGCAAGAGGCGGAACGGCAGGCGCGAAGCTTCTGCGATTACTGGCGGGCCAAGCCTGGCGCGGCGGCTTTGAAACTGGACTGGCAAGCGACATGGCGGATGTGGTTTCGGCGCCGTCTCGACGAACGGCCTTCTTCAAGGCCGCCGCCCCCAGATCGGCCGCCGCGAAACGCCGGTGAAGCCGCCCGCCTAGAACTCCTACGAAGGGAAACTCTCGATGCTCCCAACTCTCAAATCAGACACCACGACGAAGGCGACGGAGGCCCAGGTTTTGCAGGCACTGGCATCGCTCGCCGGATTGCCCTCGCGTCAAGCCGATGACGCCGAACTGGACCGGAAGATGTATCACTACGCTCTTCAGGGCGTGAGCCGTTACGCGCTCAACGAGGCCGTTAAGGCAATCATTCGCGGCGCCCTAGGCCACACTTTCTTCCCCAGCCCTGTCGAATTGCGCATGCAGTGCGAAAAGGCGATGGAGCCGCATATCCGGCAGGCCGAGCGCATCCGCATTCGGGAAGAGCAGGAGACTGAGAACGCGCGGTTCAACAAGGTTATCGCACAGCGCACACCCGAAGCAATGGCGCGCGTGAGCGAGGTCTACCGCCGGTATTGCGAGGCATACAACGCCACGAAGGCGAAAGAGGAATCTCCGGCCTTCACGCTAAATCCCGAGCTGGTGGCTCAAGTCCCCGACGCATCATCAACGTTCAAACGAGCAAAGGTGGCCTGATGGCTTACGAACAGAAAGACATGAGCGGAACGCTCTTCAAGAACGATCGGCGCGAGAAGGATTCGCACCCTCACGCCACCGGGACGGCGCTGGTCGACGGCGTTGAGTATTGGGTTTCAGCTTGGACCAAGGGAGGCTCAAAGGGGAAGTTCCAGAGCCTTTCGTTCAAGCGCAAGGAACCGCGACAGCAACACGAATCGAAGCCGCGCTACGCCGAACCCGCAAATCGCCAGCCCGAGCTGGATGACGAAATACCGTTTTGAGCGGCCGGAGCGAAACATGGCGTTAGTCGAATATGCAGGCAAGGACGATGACGATTTGCCGTTCAGCGAAATGCAGACGGTCATGGCGGATTGCAGAGATAGGACTTTCGAGCTGTTTCGCCTCGGTTACGACACCTACTCGATCGCCAACATCGTCAAAATCAGTGAAGGCGAAGCCCTGCGCCTGCTCACGATAGAGCGGTGCAACCGAAAGTTTCTGCCAAGCCCGTATGGAGTTCAGTCATGAGTAGATCGACCCACGAAAAATACAAGTTGCAGCGTCGCGCAGAGATGCGTGAGATGACCAAGCTGCGCCGCCAAGCCGGCATACCGCCGCGAGAGATCGCCCCAAACGCAAGAGATGTCTCTGCGCGATTGGCTGAAATCCCGCCGGACACACGCTCGCTCACTGCCAGGATTTTCGGTGATCCTCTTCCCGGCCGGAGCGCGTTCGATCGCTATTCCCGCGCGGAGACACCATGACCAAGGCAGCAGAGAACGAGACGGCTTATCCGACTTTTTTGACCAGTCTTAACGTGCCACCGCCAAGGTGGAAGGTCGAGATTTTCCCCGGCTATGAATACCGCATGGCGGGCAATAGGCCTGTCCCTTATGCCTTCCATCGCTTAATGCAGCGCCTCGTCTTCGGCTTCAAATGGGAGCGCATCAAGTGACCAAGGCAGCAACGAGGGCTGAGAAGCGGCGACGCAGGGGCAGGCCAAGGCTTGAGGTTGAATACCGAGAACCGAATGGCCGCGCCTCTAGAGCGGATGAGCCGGCCGACAAACTCGCCCTAGAGACGCGCGCCCGCCGGCTGGGGCTCACAGTTATCCAGGCCAAGGACCAGCGAGCGGAGACATATATCGGCTATCTCGCCATCCTCGGGCCGCGCGATGGCCTCAGCGAGGCGCAATACGAGGCGGCAACGCAATATCTCTCGTTGCGCTCTGACTGGCTGATGTCGAAGAAGGCGCCGAACGCCAGCGTCAACAATGGCACAATCGGAATGCCGAGCGACCATATCTCGGATGCCTACATTCAATGGTGCGAGGACGTGGACGAACGCTACACAGATTGCCGCAAGGCCATCCAGGAAGCACAGGGCGAGAACCGAAGTGACAATCTCTGGGCGGCTCTGGATCTGTGTGTGATCCAAGGGCAGCGGTTCGATCACATGATCGGCGCAACGCGGCTTGTGTGTAATGCGCTGGTGAAATTTTTCCGCTGTTGACTTTCTGTAGCAAATCGGATTTATTGACGCCTAGCTTCACTTTGGCGCTTTGCGCCCAGAAGCCTAGACTCCAGTTCGCGGGCGTAGCTCAATGGCAGAGCCACAGTCTTCCAAACTGAGGATGTCGGTTCGATCCCGACCGTTCGCTCCAATCCCGCGGGGATAGTTCCAGAGGTTAGAACGGCGCGTTGCCATCGCGCAGGCACCGGTTCGAGTCCGGTTCCTCGCTCCAACCGACAAATCGAGGCTTAAAATTCGTACCGTAGGGAAGCGTAAGAAAGCGAGGGCCGGCGAGCCTCTTGAGTTTATCCTCCAGAAAGCGCTGCCTTTCGAGGATCGGCTAGCGTGTTTGGAGTGGCCTTTCGCTAAAACACCGGATGGCTATGGCCATCTGAAGATCGGCGATAAGTTCCGCATTGTGAGCCAGGTGGTTTGCGAGGAAACTCACGGGCCGCCAGCGGACAGCAAGCTACAAGCGGCCCATTCGTGTGGCTACTCCTCGTGCTGCAACCCGTGGCACATTTCCTGGAAGACGGCCAAGGAAAATTGCGCTGATAAAATCCTGCACGGGACCAATGTCTCGGGCAAAGGGGGAGCGATCCGCCCTCGGTACGGTGAAGAGAACGGCTTCTCTAAATTGAAGCGCGACCAAGTACTTGCCATTAGGGCCTCGGATGAACCGAGGAACGAATTGGCCCAACGTTACCGGATTTCACCGGCAACAGTTAAATCCATCAAGGCTAGGCGCTGTTGGGCTTGGCTTTGAGGTGAGCAGGTTCCGGGCTTCGCTGCAATCAGCATAGCTTACGGATTAAGCGCCGGACATTCGGCCGCCTGCAATCCAAATTCCGCATCGTGCGGATAGTCGGCTGAGGCCGGCGCTTTCAAGCGAAAGGAAAATGCCATGGACCTGACCAAGGTTGAATACCGCGTGCGCCCGATTACACGGTTTGTGGTTACGCGCTATCACGAAGAGGAACGCGGTGCGGGCTGCGAGACGAAGGGCGAGTACGATAACGCCAACGTCGCGTTCGAAGTCGGATACGCCCTTTGCAAGGCAGAGCACGAGCGTCTCGGGTGGCCTGTAGGTGACGAGCGCATTCAGTATCCGATGCGCGACACAGAAGGCAGCGGCATCTAATTCCACACAAATGTGGAGCGCAGTGCATGCCAGAACCACGGCAGATCGAAAACCTGGCAGAACAGGCCACCAAGAAAGCCCGGCGCCTCCAGTCCAAGGCAGCGCTCAACAACGCGATCATGTTGATGGCGCACGATTGGACGATGGCAGAGATCGTTGAGATCCTTCGTGGTCACGCGGATCAGATCGAGGAATTCGACTAGGGCTTCTTCTTCCCGGGCTCGACTTCCTCGATAGCAGGATGATTCAGCCGGATCGTAACCGGGGTTAGCCCTCCGATCTGGAAGGTAAGCGTCTTCTCATCCACTCGGGTAACGGTGGCTCGGATGAGGATGTGATCGCCTGGTTTGGGCTGCTTCATGAGCGAGAATTAGCGCCGGCTTAAGCGGCTTCAAGGTTGCCGCTGAATCCAAGAAAGTGTATATTGCTCGCACGGTTACGGCGAGAGTTCCGGCATCAACCTCGCGTCCTTCGGGATTTCATGGCAGGCTTGGCAAGGTGCGTCACGGCGCGGTGTGGCACGTCGCGGCGGGGCAGGCAAATAGGGCGGCCCCGAAGAGCCGCCTTTCTATTTCCCAAGAAATAGTGCGATCACGGGATTCAAATGTTCCCACCCGATCTCTATATTATGGGCATGAGCACTTTCGACGAACTCTCAGATGCTATCCGCGCCGGCTACAGCAACCCAACAGGAGCGGCCAAGGTCATTGGCAATCTCCTCGGCAAGTTCACATCCGGTATGGCAATCGGTGCCGGCATTGCTCTGGTGCTGACGCTGGCAAAGGCTGGCGGGTTGTGAAGACAGCGGCTCTACTCGCCGCACTTCTACTCCTTGCTTCATGTGAAACATACCAACAGCCATGCCAGTTCAATCGCTGGCTGGTCGATCCGTATTGCAGGTGATGCGCCAAGACCGTCGCAGTCCCGAAGCAGGAGCATACCGCAAGCTATACAAGACAGCGCGCTGGCAGCGGATCAGGGCAGCACAACTAGCCAAGCACCCAATATGTGCCAGGTGCTATAGGCAAGGCAGAGTAACAGTCGCCACCGTCTGCCATCACCTCGATAAGGAACGGAAGAAGATAGACTTCTTTTCCGGTCCATTCGAATCCTCATGCGCTCCATGCCATGACGGGCCGATCCAATCGGAAGAAAAGACAGGCTTCAGCCGAGAGGTAGGCATCGACGGCTGGCCAACGGACGATCGGCATCCATCCAACCGCGTAGATGGCACCAAGCCATAAGCTCACAAGCGGCAGATTACACCACAAGATCGAATTCATGAGACGGGGCGGGGAGGGTCGATCCTTTTTTCGATTCTGGCCCAGACCGCTCGCGGACCAAAAGTTTTCGTTTTTGCAGATTAAAGTTCTGAGATTGGAATTCTGCAATGGCGTCACGCGGCGCAAAACCAAAACCAGCGCATTTGAGGCTCATTGACGGAACGCGCAATGTAACACGTCATGGGACCGAAAGCGACCTGAGAAATATAGCTGAAAGCGCGTCCAACAAATTCGGCAAGCTTTCTCGTCCAAAATCCTTAAAGGGTGAAGCTCTGACTGCCTGGAAGCGTTACATCGAGCCGGCATCGTGGCTTGACGGTTCTAAAGAGCCCGCTGCAATCGCTTTCTGCGAACTTTGGCAGGAATTCAGGTTCGCGCCGACAAGTTTCCCGGCCTCCAAGCATGGGCAAATGCGCGCCTACATGAGCGAACTCGGTCTGACCGACGAGCGCAATCGACTCTATGACGATAAGCAAAAAACCGACGACGGTTTTGCCTGATCGTGTGACCGCCTATGCAGAGGCGGTTGTTGCGGGGTCGATCATTGCAGGGCCGCATGTTCGCAATGCCTGCCAGCGGCACCTGGATGATCTGAAGCGCGACGACATCGCTTTCGACGCGGATGAGGCTAACCGAATAATCGAAGGGTTTTTCGAGAAGCGCCTGAAACTTAGCGAAGGCCAGTTCGACGGCAAGCCCTTCAAGCTTCATCCTGCCCAGGACTTCATTGTAGGTTCGATATTCGGTTGGAAGCGGCTCGATAAGACGAGACGGTTCCGTCGTGCTTATATAGAGCAGGGGAAGGGCAATGGTAAGTCTCCGCTCGCTGGCGGGATAGGCTTGTGTGGCCTGCTCTACGATGGCGAAGCCGGCGCCGAAATCTACTCGGCTGGGGCAACTAAGGAACAGGCAGGCATCCTTTTCCGCGACGCGGTCAAGATGGTAGACCAATCGCCAGACTTGGCAACCCGGATCAAGAAAAGCGGCAGCGAGGGCAAGGAATTCAACCTCGCATACCTGAAGAATGCATCGTTCTTCCGCCCGGTTTCGAGAGAAACCAAGAAGACCGGTTCCGGCCCAAGGCCGCATATGGCCCTGGTGGATGAGCTCCACGAGCACCCGGATTCAGGCATCATCGAAATGCTGGAGCGGGGATTCAAATTTCGCCGACAGCCGTTGCTGTTGATGATAACGAACTCGGGGAGCGATCGAACAAGCGCTTGCTGGGACGAGCACGAGCACGCAATCAAGGTTGCGGCAGGAAATCGAGACGCAAAGGACGAGGATGCTCACTATCTCGGTGAGCCGCTGGACGACACAACATTCAGCTATGTGTGCGGCCTGGATCTTGGGGATGATCCACTTACCGATCCGTCATGCTGGCAAAAGGCTAATCCACTTCTTGGGGTGACGATAACGGAGGAATACCTGGCTGGCGTCGTCAAGCAGGCCAAGGACATTCCCTCGAAGCTGAACAATATCCTTCGGCTTCATTTCTGTGTCTGGACCGATGCCGAAACGGCATGGATGACGCGCAAGGCTCTAGAGCCATGCATCAAAGAATTCGACAAGAACGCGCACCAAGGCAAGCCTGTTTGGATGGGTTGCGACCTTTCGCAAAATAAGGACATCACCGCACTCGCCTGTGTCGTCAAGACGGGTGAGATCGAGGTCGAAGCCATACGCGACGGCAAAGTTCAGAAAGTCAGCAAGCCTACTTTCGACGCCTGGATCGAAGCGTGGACACCAGGCGACACAATCGCAGCTAGAGAATTGAAGGACAAGCAGCCCTATCAGGAATGGGTAAAGGCTGGTTTTCTCAATGCCCCAAAGGGCTTGAGCATCCGTTACGATCATGTGGCACAAGCCGTTGCCGAATACGTTCATGGCTATCGAGTGCAGTGCCTAGCTTATGACCGTTACGCTTTTCGGCGCGGGTTCGAACCCGAATGTGCAAAGTTGGGCATTTCGGTCGAGTTTGTTGAGCATCCACAGGGCGGCACCAAGAAGGGCGAGCCGAACCAGGCTATGCTCGATGCAGCCAAAGCAGCCAACCGGAAGGCTGAAGGGCTTTGGATGCCAGGCTCTGTCAGGATGCTCGAAGATGCGATCAGCGAGGGCCGGATACGGCTCTTGCGCAATCCGGTGCTGATCTCGGCCATGATGTCGGCTGTTACTGACGAAGATCGCTGGGGCAATTACTGGCTCGCCAAAGAGCGGGCAACGAACAAGATCGACTGTGCGGTTGCGCTCTGCATGGCCGTGGGTGCTGCCCATGCCTACGAGGGTGCCCCTGCCAAGAAGTATCAGATGCTCGTCGTCGGGTAACGTATAAAGATCTTTATATCTAGTCGATCTTATGGCCCATTTTCATGGGCATTGCCCAAGGATCATCAACATGAACCGAGCCTATTCCGTATTGACGGTGAAAGCCGTCGATGAGGACCAGCGCGTCATTCGCGGCATGGCCACGACGCCGACACCGGATCGCATGGGCGATATCGTTGAACCGATGGGCGTCGAGTTCAAGAATCCTATGCCGCTTCTGTGGCAGCATCAGGCCGACAAGCCGGTTGGCACTGTGAACTTCGGCAAGCCCACCAAGAACGGCATCCCTTTCGAAGCCTCTCTTGCCCAGATCGATGAACCCGGCACGCTGAAGGACCGCATTGATGAGGCGTGGCAGTCGGTCAAGGCCGGACTGGTTCGGGCCGTCTCTATCGGCTTCCGCGCTCTCGAATATGCCTTCATCGAAGGAACCGGCGGCATCCGCTTCGAGAAATCCGAAGTGATGGAGCTTTCGCTTGTTACGATTCCGGCCAATGCCGAGGCCGTAATCACCACCATCAAATCGATCGACACTGAGGCCCGTGACGCCGCGGGCATCGTCGAAGATCGCCCCGAAATTCAGGACGACGCAACCGCCGCGACAGGCAAACCCGTTCGCGTCGTCAAGCTGAATGACCCGGCCCGCGACAGGGCAAAGCCGTTCGTGATCCGCAAGGTTCGAACCGGCTAACGGTCCACTCATCCGCCCTTGGACAAGGCGTCTGGCCCGTCGTGACGACGCGCCCATCCCTTAGAAGGAAGTCCCAAATGGCAACCATTGCCGAACAGATCAGCGCGTATGAAGCAAAGCGCGCTGCCAACGTCGCCGCCATGAAGTCGATCATGGACAAGTCGGCGGATGAGGGCGCGACCCTCGACGCCGCGCAGCAGGAAGAATTCGACGGTCTCAACGACGAAAATGAGACCATCGAAAAGCACCTCGACCGCCTCCGCGTTATGGAAAAGGTCAATCGCGAGACCGCCCGCGAAGTCAGGGGCGCAAACGACCGCGAAGGTAACGAATCTCGTTCCTCGACTCGCGCTCCGGTCCAGATCAAGACCAACCTCCCGAAGGGCACCGGCTTCGTCCGCCTGATGGCGTCGAAGTGGATGGGCCTCCAAGAGGGTCGTCCGGCTGCTGACATCGCCAAGGAGCGGTTCGCCGACACTCCTGATGTCGAAATGGTCCTTCGCAACGGCGTAAATGCCGTAAACTGGGTCCAGAAGGCCGCTGTTGCCGCCGGCAATACCACCGACTCGGCTTGGGCCGCTCCGCTAGTCGTCGCGCAGAACATGGCGAGCGAGTTCATCGAGTATCTCCGCCCGATGACCATCCTCGGCCGCATTCCTGGCCTCCGCAATGTGCCGTTCAACATCTCGGTTCCGCGTCAGTTGACCGAGACGACCGGCTATTGGGTTGGTCAGGGTGACGTAAAGCCTGTGTCGTCCGCGACCTTCGACACGGTGACGCTGGGCT